TAAATGAAATAACATAGAATCAAATTCTGATTCATACTCTTTCATTTGATCCATTATCAAATAATTCATGTAGTCTTTTACACGTTCAGACTGTTGTTCTGTTCCAGGATTTTTTACTCCTATAATATCTGTTCTAACAGGACCGTCTGCCGGTAGTAATTCTTTATAAGCTTGAGCTTGAAATTGAGTTACCGCTTCTGCAAGAACTGGGTGTGTTGCACCTGAAGCTCCTTGAAATGGTTCAGTTCTGTTTTCGTATTTAAATCCTAAAAGATCTAAACCAGTTGTGTAAGAATTTTCCCAATCTTTTCTTGAAGCTTTGTAGTCCATATAATTTTGGACCATTTCATTTCCAATTGGTTCTAAATTTTCTTCTGGTAAAATATCTGCTAAGTTATCAAAATGTGATTCTGTTCCAGGTATATTAATTGCACCTGGTTCAAAGTCGATAGTTGCACCACCATCTTCTTCTGGTACTACTTCAACTGGTCCTTTTTGTTCTACTTCTTCTTCCTGAACACTAACTTCTTCAGCCATCTCTTCGTCTGAAGGGATCTCTAATTTAGTACGAGTGTTAGGGAGTCCTTTGTCTATTTCTGCCATTTATTACTCCTATATCTTCTTAACACGATTTAATAGACCTTGCAACCCTTGTGGGTTTGGTCCTGATTCTGGTGGTGGGCCTGACTTTACTCCGCCAGATAAACCTGCAATACCACCGTCTGCAAAATATCTGCTCATAGATTCTCTCATGTAATCTTTAAACTTTTTCTTACCACCATGTTTTTTGTAATACTGATAACCTTTATGCATATCTGATTCTATCTCTTTTAAATATCTGTTAGCCTGTTTGCCATAACCACCTGGTATAGTTCCTGCCATAAAACCTGCACGGCCACCTGTTGCTAAATTAGCTACACCACCAGCTTCTGCTATTCTGTTTAATGCTTCTTGTTCTTGTAAACCTGTTCTTAATACATCTAATCCACTCATGGTGCTAGTAACAGCAGGTGTAATTCTTTCTGTTCCAGCCGTCATGTTAAGATAGTCTTGTGGACTAATTCCAGCGTCTTGTAAAGGTTTAGAAGTTGATAACATATCCATAAGCTCTTTATCAGAATATTGTGTGTATAGATTTTTCATTTCTTGTTCTTTTCTTCTTCTGTAATCTCTATCTTCACCACTTTCGAATTTACCTATTGATTGTTTAAATTGATTGTATGGAAACATTCTTTGACCTTGTTGACCTTGTATATATTCTTGTGCAATGTTTGATGCATCTTTAAATGCTTCACTAGATATTATATCTGCAGATTGATCTGCAAATCTGCCTTGTTCTCTTGCGTCTGCTGCAGCTACATTGTATTGATCTGTTCTTCCTCTTGCTTTTGCAATTTCTCTATCTTGAAGAGCTTTGTTAAAAGCTGACAATTGATCCTGTGCTGCAAATCCTGATCTTAAAATATCTTTATCAGCTGTGCTTTCTAACATCTGTTCTCTTTGCAGTAATGTTGGATCTAACTCACCAGAGTATTTTCTTGGATCAAGATATGATAAATAACTTTCAGCCCATGCTTGTTTCAAAGGTTTACCTTCTAGAAGCCTGTTACCAATAAGTGCTCCTTCAAATAATGCTTCACCAAGAATGGCTCCTGGACCTAGAATATTTTTTAATAATCGACCACCTTTTGATGCAGCTTCAGCTGTTTCAACTAATTGTCTTGCAGCTTTTTTATCTCCAGCAGCTGCAGATTTTTTGGTTTCGTTTAAACCATCTCTAATACATTCATCACTTAATGCAAAACCTATACGTCCACCATCAGCCGCTGGTATTTTACATTCTTTAAGTTTACTTCTAGCTTGAAGGTTATTGAGAATAGTTTGTTCTAATTTAGTGGCTCTTTGATAAGATTTTTCTAATAATTCTTTTTGAACTTTTGGTAAGTTTTTTTGTTCGTAAACATTTTTTACTGCTGAATAATATGGAGACTCTGTCGCTAAAGTTGGTGCAATACCTTTGTCTAATACGTTTGTAGCTTGATTTACAAAATAAGTTTTTAAAGCTTGATTATAATTAGAACCAGTTGTAGTTGCTAACTCACCTAGTATTTCATTTTTTAATTTTGCTTTTAAATTTCTGTTATCAAAAGTTTTATCAATCGCTCCAAGAGATATGTTTAGTCTTCTGTCCATAGCTCTTAAATTTTTAAATGGATGATCTCTTACTCCTTTAAAATGATCTATGTCTAAACCAAAAATGTTTTTACCTTGATAGCCATATCCTTTTTTATAAATATCAGAAACTAATTTATTATAAGTTGTTTCTTTACCTGTTATTGGATTAGTGACTGGTGCATCAGAAATTTCTTTCATAACATTATATGTTTCTGTAACTTCTTTAAATATACCAGAAGAATCTGCCATTGGTCCTGTTACAGATACACTTCCTTTAGGTTTACCATTATAACTCCACATAACATCAGATTCTGAAGGTATTTTAAATTGCACTTCACCTATATTTAATTTTAAACCAGATTTCCATTTTATAGGTTTTCCATTTTTATCGTAAAATTCTATAAGTGATTTTCCTGGGTTACCATCAAAATTATTCCTGTGCCAATGAGATTTAGCATAATCAAATATGTATCTTCTTAATCCAGCAAATTGAGTTTGTTTACCACTAAAAGTAACACCTCCACCTATTTTATATTTTGCATCATCAAGCACCTCACTTAACGACATTCCAGGGGCTCTGCTACTTTTTCCACCAGCAGTAAAAGCATAATCTAAAATTTTTTTATTTTTTTTATAGTATGGATTTTCTTTATAAGCTTTTTTCCAACCTGTTTTTTTTGTAGTTCCCTCATAAGATCTACCAATTTTATCAGCGACAGTTTTCATAAGACTATCGTCTATAATTTCATCAGCCTCAACAATAGATTGAATAGCTCTATCTACTTTTATTTTAGTTTGATTTTTTAAACCTTTGTTTACAATTTGTTGAACATCTGATGAAAGTTTTGCAGATCTGGTAGCACCTAAACGATCGTAAACAAATTGTAGTGGAACAATTTTTTCTTGTTCCATTGCAAAATTTATTAAGTCTTTTGCTAAAGTTTTTCTTACTTGTGTCAAATCTCTGTAATCTATTTTATTATCGTAGACTCTTCTTAATATTTTAGTTTGATCAGATTTATTAGGAAATTTATTTTTTACGTAAGTTTCAAAATATCCAACTCCTGTTAAATTTCTATTTGTAACAGCTTTATCAACAATTTTATTATAATCATCTACAACAGACTGAGCGTTTTTTATAAGTTGTAAATTTACAGATGGTCCTTGCACCCCTGCTTTATATTTAGACGCTACCGCTCTTGCTTCTTTTAAAGTTCTAAAATTTCCACTAAAAGGTTTTGGGTTTAATTCAGACTTTTTTACTTTTACTCTGTATGGTTTAGTTTTGTTGTTTGGATCTTTTGTAACAAAACGTGGTAGTTTAAAACCAAATCTGTCATAGATCTGTTCACCCTGTATATTACCACCTGCAATAGTTCCACCACCAGCCATTGGATTACGGTCCATGAAATCATCGATAGCTTGTTTGTCTAATGCTCTTTGTGGTCTTTCTATTTTATCTGCAGTTGTGACCTCTCCGTCGAAGAGATCCATCAACTCTATAATTTTATCTTCTAGGTTTTCCATTACTCACCTAACATTCCAGCGATACCGCCTGATGCAAATTCTTCGGGACCTGGATCGTAATCACCTTGCCTATCGGTAATGTATTGACTTCTTTCATCAAGATCACCTTCATTAATTTTTTTAACTTTGTCTATTCTTTTTTTCTTTTGTACAAATTCTTTCATGGTAGGTCCTTTGCCTGTTGCATACTCTTTTAATGCAGAGACATCTGAATCTAAATCTTTGATTCTTGAGCCGCCAACTGGTTCTGCGTCTATGAAATAATCATCAGGGCCATCGGCTCTACCAACAAAACCTGATTCTGTAACTTCAAACTCAGCTGATCCTCTGGGTGCTCCTTCATCAGGTGGAGTTCTTTTGTACGAAAGATCTACAGGTTCTTCTAACATATTTTTTGGACTGTTGTATTCAA